GATTAATGTAAAGGGAGAAGTGGTAAAAGATAAAAAGGTCACAACAGTCCAGGTTGCATACAGAGTTCAAACTGGTGCAACAATCCAGGCTGTAGTAAACACCGAAGAACAAGCTAATCTCGCTAGGGAGCTGGAAGCATGCGCACCTCCTCCCCCAGTGGATATTGATTGTGTTGCTAAGCTTAAACCATTTGACGCTACTAATGATGCTTTAGGATGGAGTATACATCAAAGGCACATAGATAGGGCAAAGGCTGCATCTAAAGAGACAAAGGATCTAGAAACAACTAAATCCTTCTTCGTCTCCACAGATGAGAATGAAAAAATCCACGAATATAAATTTGGAATGAAGAAACAAATTCTCGTAAAAGAAGGAGTAGATGGAAAGCCCGATGTCTATGCTGGTACACTACCAGACACAATAAAGGAAAAAATAAATGCAATTGTTATTTGTAGATGTTCTGGAGAGGACTATATACAAACAGCGATAGATAAAAACCTCCCTCAGAGAAAGGTTGAGCTAAAAGTAGCTGATATACCAAGAGAAAATTGTATAATCAAGTATAGTTCAGCCTTTATTGAGCAACAAGCCAATGCATACGCACTCTCAGGAGAGAGTTTAAGTAAGTTACGTTGGTCATCAGGAAAAAGCATTATTATTGATGATAGACAAACGCGTAAAACGCTGATGGAGAAAGAGGGATTATTCCCTAATGCTGACCAGCACAATTGGATGGACATTAACTTTTCAATAGTATTAATTAAAATATTGGGAAGTTACTTTAACCATATCGATAAACAAAAGTTTAAAAGCTTTTTTAAATCATGGTTATTGGCCTCCGGTGAGATCAAATTACTTAAAACCGAAGCAGAAATGGAAAAATTGTTTGTTTTCTGTAAACGGTTGAAGTTAAGGACTTTTGATAAGAAAGAAACTAAGCTTCCCTACGGGAAAAAGCTTATCTCTAAAGTCCAAGATGAAGATACTGAAAAATTTAAAAAATGGTTCGTATTTGGATTTGAAAACTGCATTGATCTTCCAGATTATCTAAGGAAAGTAAATGAAGAAATCCTTAACGCTTCAAATGTAAATTCGGAAGTTCCATCCCTTAAGGAAAAAATGATGTTCCGCTTAGGGATTAAGGAAATTTCCGAAGTCAAGTTTAGTAAAATCAAAGATCAGACGACATCCGAAAAGATCATTAAGATGATATCTAAACATATAAGGATTGGTGGATCAAAAGGAGAAGATACAAAGCTTTCCAAAGATGAGGCAACACTGTATGCGAAAAAATGGACAGCATTCTACAACCTATCTGATCAAACCGCAACAATATGTGAAAAGGTTAAAGAAAATTGGTTCAAGGATGACTATTACCTCCTAAGACACACCTTAGACCAACTCTTTAAGTCAGAATTGAATGGGAATGTGGACGAGGAAAAATTCCTACAGTCTGCAAACAAACTCAATATTAGCTCAGGTTTAAAGGACATAGACGACAGCCATATGGTTGCCTGGCCATTCTTTAAGCCATATGTTAGCCTTTATCTCAATAAGAATAAACAAGTAGATGGTAAAGACCTAACATGGGGAGCAAAAATAGCAACACTCAAAAAGAAATGGAGTGAAGATGAAATAAGCCGTGTCTCCAACAGGAATAATCGTGGAGGTATCAAGGCTAACAATGGACCTCGGGAGTCTTCTAGTAGAAAAGATAATAGAAGTGGATCCCGTGGCAATAGTAACAAAAAGGAAACTCAAAGTGGTGAAAATGCGGGAAAGAACACAACCATCGGTGTATACACAAACCGCATTTGCAATTATGATGGCAAGTGTAGCAGAAGTAGTTGCAACTTCAACCACAATCTCCAAAATAAACCTCTCCGAAGAGGAGATACAACTCAAGCTTTGTCAAATTGGGAGAAAAAGTACGGAAAACAGCGTCCAGGACCCACAATTACTGACGATCAGGCGAAACATATTGAATCGCTTAGAAATCGACCATGGTTCTATAACATCATTGGCGGAGGAGAAGAAAATCCTCGAAATGATGATCGACGAGATCCGGCACCAAAATCAAACAAAGATGAACCTAAACGAGACGATGTTCAACACAAGTCTAGTAAGGAATTTACTCCATGCCCAAGAGGTCATTTATGCGATGAACCGCTCGGATGTGGATATTATCATTCACCGAAGTTTTTGGCAGAATTCATTAAGGATAGTAATAAACGATCCTCTGACGACCGCCGCAAGGATCCCCCTCGAGAGGAGAAGCGTCATAGAAGCTATGACGCTGATTTCGAGGACTATATCCAGTGGAGGAGAGATAACAGGGCGGACTAATCCGCATTATAGGCGGGAATGTGGGAGGGACAGATCTCTCCCCAGCTCAAACATCCCTGCCTATCAACATGGTCTCCGAAAGACTAACCTGTTACAGGCAATCCTAGGAGAAAAGGATGAGCTTTATTGCATTATACATGATCCAGATGAAAAGATGCCCAAATGTTCATGTATTGATAATTTCTATACAGCGGGGTACACAGATGAAGATGCACACTTATTCCCCCAATATATAACAAAAAAAAC